AAGGAGGGGTAATCATGGCCTGCAATTCTAATAAGTATAACCTCGGGATCCGGAATATCATTCTCGGATCTGATCGTCCTCAAAAGTTCTGTATCTTCACAAAGGCCGACGAAGCCAACTCCCTCGATGGGAAGTTCTTCGTGGTGCACGAGCCAGTAACTCAGGCTAAGCACTTCTTCTGGTTTAACACCTCTGGCGGCTCTGCTGTTAGCCCTGCTGTACCGAACGCTACCGGGCATGAAGTGGCTATCGCGACAGGCGCGTCTAAGACCGCTGTGGCTACGGCTCTCCAGGCTGTAATTGATCCGCTTACCTGGGTTGTCGCTACCGTTTCAGGTAACGAAGTCGAGTGCTACATGGCTGCGGACGGATACGCTTACGAGGCACGTGACGCTCTCGATCCTACCAAGAAGACTGGCTTTTCGATCACCGTCGCTCAGTTCGGCTCTGTCGCTACTGATCTCGGTGGAACTAACGGCGATATCACCTTCACCGTTACAGAGCAGACCAAGGAGATCAAGGCTCCTCAGACTGGCGACTTCGTCCTGGCTGAGATTCGCCGGGGCGCTTCTGTGTCCGCTTCGTTCGAGCTGAAAGACTCCTCTGTTGAGTCTATCCGTCGGGCGCTTAACTTCTACGGAAGCACCGTGGTGACCGACGACGCCGCTTCTGAGGTGATCTCTGGCTACGGCTCCGCTAACCTGTTCAAGTCGACCGACGACGTGGCTGATAAGCTCGTATTCCGTCCGACCGATAAGGCTGCGGATGCTGACGCTTCCGAAGACTTCACCATCCATAAGTGCAAGCTGAAGCTGGGCGAGCAGACCTTCTCTGCTGAGAACGAGTACATCCTTCCGATCGAAGCTATCGGCTACCTCGACAGCTCGAAGTCTGGATTCGCTAACCTGTTCTCTTACGGGGACGCGTCGGCTCTTCCTGAAGCATAATCTAAGGGGATTTAATGGAACTGGTTTTTGAGGCGAAACCAAAGAAGATCAAGGTAAAGGTATCCGGCTCCGAGTACGAGATGAGAGTCCCTCGTATTTCGGAGTCGGAGGCCCTCCAGGGTAAGGTCGCATCGGCTGATCCGAAGGATGTAAAGGAAGTCTACGTCGACTTCTTCTGCTCCCTCGGTCTCGATAAGGCCGCCCTCGAGTCGTTTGACGTCCTGGATTTCCAGGAGTTCATCGGCTTTGTTCTGTTTCCAAAAAAAAACTAACTGAGCACAAGCTCATGAAGGCTGGTCTGGCCCATTTCTACGGCTGGACTGATGACTATATCGACAGCCTTCCGGTTGATGTCGCTCTTGATTACTGGCATTCGATCACGGCTATCGAGGCGAGGCAGTGCCTGGTGCAGTCTAACCTCCTGATGATGCCACACGTCGAAGGCAAGGAACGCGAGCGGTATCATAAAGAGCTTGAGAAGCTGGCTAATCCGGTGCGAAAATCGGAAGGAAAGAAGCTCACGAATAAGGAGCTCATGGAAATCCTAAGCCGACGATAAGGAAATCAATGGCAGACCAGAAGATTGAACTAGAAATAGTGCTCGATGACGGCTCAGTAAGGAAAGCCTTCGGCACTATTCGCAAGGAGGCAGAGACCACCGAGAAGGAGGTCGCCGCTAGCCTTGGATCTCTGGCTAATCCGATCAAGGCCATGGGCTTCAATGCCTACATCGACCTAGCCAGGACTGCGCTTGATGCCACGGCTTCACTGGCTCGCGGTATGCGCGACATGATGATCGAGGCCGAGAAGGTCCGGGTCGTTAATGCTCAATTCGCAACGATCACTCAGCAAACTGGCATCGCCACTGAGGCATTCAATCAAGCCATTATGGCCTCCATTGATGGCCTTATGGACGACGAGGACGCGCTTGATCTGGCTAATCAGGCGATGATCCGACTGGGCCTTACTGCCCAGAGACTTCCTCAGATTTTCGAGCTAGCCCGTAAGGCTTCAGCCGCAGGATTCGGCGACATGAAGGCGAATACCGAGGCCTTCATTTATGCTATCCAGACCGGGAACGAGCGGGCGTTGAAACAGCAGGTCGGCCTGGTGGTCGATCTCTCATCAGAACAGAAGAAGTTCGCGCAGAGTATAGGCCTTACAGTTAACCAGCTTACAGAACAGCAACGGGCATTCGTTAACGCTAACGCCATCCTATCCGAAGCGGAGTTTAGATTCGGCAAGGTAGACGGTAGCATCAAGAAATTCAGCGACTCGACGACAAGGCTCTCCGTTAATCTCGGGAACCTGAAAGAGATCGGAGCGCTTGCATTCGAGAGCGTTTTCGGTGGCCTGATCCAGTCCTACATCGACAGGTTTAATCAGTCGGCATCGCTTACCATTAACAGCACAAAACAGATTTCGATGACTCAGGAGAAGGCAGCAGAATCTGCCGCTATCCTTCGCGAAAGAATCGCGCTTCTGAATAAGGAGCTCATGGCTCCTGATCTTGCCGCAGGAACAGAGATGGGCGTCGATGATCGGATGGCGAATCTTACCGTCCAGCTTCAGGCGGCTGAGGCAGCACTCTCTCAGCTCGAGCTAAAGTTCAGCGCTACCACTCGCTCGATTGAGTCTGATCCTCTGGCTAAAAGGATCTCGCTTTATCAGGAAGAAGCGGCGGCAAGGGATAAAAGTAACCAAGCAAGAATGCAGGAAATGGCTCTCGCTGAACAGAGAGCTATCCAGTTTAATCAGGCCATGCTCGGCTTCTCTCAGCAGGAGAACGCTAATCGCCAGGCTAACCTGGCTTTCATCGCTGACGGAAATCAGCGCCAGGCTGAGATGGAGATCCTATACCAGGATCAACTGAAGCAGATCGTGGAGAAGGGCCTGAACGACCGTCGCCAGATCGAGCAGAACTTCTCGAACGAGAGGGGCTTCTCTCAGCAGGAACGCTATCAGCTCGAGCAGGCTCAGGTAGCGGCACAGAATCAGGCGATCCTGAATGCCCAGCTTAATTATCAAATGAAGTCCCAGGGCGTATGGGGAGCTTATGTCCAAGGAACAAAGGAAAAGCTCGCGGACGTCGGGAACTACATCAAGCTAACCCTGGTCCAGGGGATTGGATCTGCTCTCTCCAGCGTAGGCGGTGCGCTTGCCAGGGGCGAGGACGCATGGGTCGCGTTCAGGAATAGCTTCCTCGGGATCCTCGGTGATATTGCCATCAATATGGGGAATATGTTTATTGCCATGGGTATCGCGAACCAGGCTATCCCGATCTTCGGTAACATCACCGGGGGCGCAGCTATCGCAGCAGGTGCGGCTCTCGTCGTTCTCGGCGGGTTGCTCAAGGCGTTCGGCGGTGGGGCTGGTGGCGCTGCAACGGCTGGCGGTGGTGGCGTCGGGGCGAGCTCCTCGACCACTCCAGAGGCTCCGGCATTCGATGCCACAGCTATGGTCGGAGAGGGCGCTGTACGGGCTCCTCAGACCGTGGTTAACTTCCAGGTGATGGGCGACATCCTGGACAGCTCGGACACTCAGAACCGAATCGTCGCGCTTCTCAATGACGCCATCGACTCGAAGGGCGCAGTCGTTAGGGGGATGGCATAATGGCTTTGCTTACTCGCTCGAAGTTTTATTTTGGGGTCCAGATTGATTCAGATAATAACATCCTTGATATCGACGAAGGAACGGGAGTCGTATCTGTCGCGCTTGCTGTTAAGGCTTACGCCCCCAGCGAGCTCGCAGTCGCTCTCTCTTCGGCGCTGAACTCATCTGGATCCCTAACCTATACAGTCACCCTGAACCGCACCACACGGCTTCTCAGGATAACAGCCAGTGGGACATTCTCGATCCTTCGATCGTCTGGACCGAATAGCGCCTCCAATATCTATTCGCGCCTGGGCTTCGCCGGGTCTGGTGATCTCACTGGCTTCAGTCAATACGACGGGACCACTGCGATCGGATTCTCCTACGAGCCTCAGTTCTACCTGCTCGACTACGTGCCACTAGACCATAACGTAAAGAGCGTAAAGGCCTCGATCAATGAGACCGGGTCCGGGGCGGTCGAGGTGATCCGGTTCGGCACTAAGCGGTACATGGAGTGCTCGATGGATTTCATCACTGACCGGAAGTTCATCGGTGACGATATTTGGACCAGTAGCCAGACAGGAATCGCGGACGCGCTTCGGTTCATGGGTTTTGCCATTGAGAAATCGACCATCGAGTTCATGCCTAACGGATTAGACGTTGCGAACTATTCGAAGCTGGTTTTAGAATCCACGGAAAGCGACTCTCAGGGGACAGGCTTTAAGCTGTTAGAAATGATCGACTACGGCGAGGGGCTATACCGGACGGGGCGCCTGGTCTTTAGGGAGGTTTCGTGAGCGTATTAAACGGACAGAAAGCGGACGCGGCGACATTCAACTCAGCCTTCGCGTCGAAGCAAGACGATAACACGATGTACGGAGTCCAGACGCTCAGTGACGCAGGAAGCGGGGCGACCGTTTCTAACGTACAGCAGGCGATCAATGACGTGATCGCGTCCGACGCTCTCAAGATCCCACTGTCCCAGAAGGGCGCGGCTAACGGCGTTGCTACGCTCGGAGCAGATAGTAAGGTTCCATCGGCTCAGCTTCCGTCCTATGTCGACGACGTGATCGAGGTGGCCAACTTCGCAGCGCTCCCGGCGACTGGTGAGACCAGTAAGATTTATGTAACGCTCGACACTAATTACTCCTATCGCTGGTCTGGATCCACGTACGTCTTTATCGGTCGGCCTATCGTCAACACGGACGAGCTCCCAGAGGGAACGACTAACCAATACTTCACAGATACACGCGCCAGGAGCGCAGTCATCACTCAAGTCATTACGAACGGAGTGACGAATAAGTCTCCATCCGAGGATGCGGTATTCGATGCGCTGGCGCTGAAGCTGAACACTTCCGACTTCGGTACTAGCTTCGACTCCTCGCTCGCAACTAAGACGACGAATAACTTGAGCGAAGGCCTGACTAACCTCTACTTCACAGATGCCAGGGCGCAGAGCGCGACCATCACTCAGACCATCACTGACGGAGTGACCACTAAGGCTCCTTCATCAGATGCGGTCTACGATGCCCTGACTCCGATTAACTCAGCAGTGGCAGGCAAGCAGGACGGGATCCAGTTCAAGGACGAGGGATCGAACCTCGGGACATCTGGGACCGTAACCTCAATCGACTTCGTCGGTCCTGGGATTACGGCTACCCGGACCACGAACGCCATCACCGTTACCGTTAACGCTACTGGTGGCGGTGGTGGATGGCAGGCCTACTCGAGCCTGGCGCTTGCTGGCGGTGGGTCGATCGTGATCGTCCCGGCTGATGGTCAACAGAAGTGGCTGGTCCAGGCTTCGACCAGCTCAGGATCTCAGCTCTCGGCTACTCCATTCGGTGCTACTCCTCCGACCGCTGACGGATCCATGATCCGGCTGATCGGGAACTCTGACACGAACTGGATCGAGGTCGTGAATAACGACGCCGCGAATGGCTGTATCTTAAACGGTAGCCCGGCCAAGTTGCTAAAGTATCACATCATGGACTTTGTTTACGACGCGACTCTCGCTCGGTATATCGAAATCAATAGGAACTTCTAAGGGGTAAACGATGGCGCTCAATTCTAATTTTCGGACACTGACAGCGGATAACATCGAGGGCCTGGTCGACGATCGGAATTACCTGAAGTCTAGCTTCGAGAACGGAACGACGCACGGCTGGACCGAGGTCTCTGTCGCACTTACCTCTGGACTCCCCACCGGAACGCCTACGATCTCCTCGACCGCTGCGGCTTCGATCGCACTTACCGCTACCACGACCACTCCTCTCTCTGGAGCTCGCTCGCTTCTGGTGACTGGAGCGGCTGGATGGACCGCTGGCCAGGGCTTTATCTCGGACGAGTTCACGCTCGATCGGATGGACCTTGGCAAGGTGCTGACCGTTAGCTTTGATTACGAGCTCGTGTCCGGTACGCTCAACTTTTCAGGCACTCTCGGCTCTCAGACCTTGATGGTCTACATTTACGACGCTACCGCAGGAGCAGCTAACTGGATCCAGCCAGCCGGTTACCTCGGCATGAACCAGTCGAGCGGTCCGGGTCGTGTGACTGCGACCTTCCAGTCTAGCGTAGTGGCTGGTCAGAAGTACCGGGTAGCCGTGATCGCATCTCAGGCTGTCGGCTCCGCTTGCTCGCTTGAGTTTGATAACTTCACCTGTTCTCGGATGACTGCTCCGATCGGTCCTGTCGTGACGGATTGGGTGAGCTATACTCCAACCGGAACTTGGGTTTCTGGTGCAACTTATAGTGGGCGCTGGCGTAGGGTAGGAGATTCGTTACAGGCTTCTATTAAAATTGGAATAACCGGAGCTGTTACCGCCACAGACCTTCAAGTCAATATTCCAGCTGGATTGTCTATCGATACCACCAAAATGGCTTCGTCTGATTTTTTGCAGTCCACTTTTGGATCGGCTCACGGTTTCAAGGGCGCAGCACATTACAATTTTCAAATAGCTTATTCTAGTGCAACATCGTTGTTTTTCACTTATCAGAGTCAGCTCACTGGTCAAGTTGTCAGCGTAACAAATACCGCACCGGTTACTTGGGCCAACGGCGACCAAATTCACGCAACATTTATGGTTCCCATCCAAGGCTGGTCCTCCTCGGTGCAAATGTCGAGCGACACCGATACTCGGGTGGTTAGCTTGTCTGCCGGAAGAGCGCAGGCCGCCGTTACTGGAGGAGCAAACATCACCGGATTTACAACTCTTCAAGATACGCACGGAGCATTTAATGCAAGCACTGGGATTTATACAATTCCTGTGACTGGAGATTATGTAGTAGCAGTATCTGGGACGCTTCCATTATCTGCCTCATGTTCAATTTCTACTATATATGACGGGTCCGGTGTTGTTTTTACCAATACGGCGACCGCCGGATCAACACGTGGCGGAAGTAGTGTTTTGTTAACTGGATTGACGGCAGGAAAAACAATTTCATTTAGGTCAGACGCAAGCGTTACACTTACCGCAGAATTGCGCATTTCTATACACAGACTCTCCGGCCCGTCCGTGATTGCGGCGAGCGAGACGGTGGCGGCGAGGTATAGAACTGGAGCTGGTCAGACAATACCAAACAACATAGCCACACTTGTTGATTATAGTCAGATAAAAGAAATTGACACTCATAACGCATATCGGGCTGGTGTTGGATATAATTCAGCAACTGGAACTTATACAACATCGCCCGGATTCGTCTGTCCTGTTTCTGGAGTTTACGAGGTAAGCGTAAGTGCAATGAGCGCAAGCGTTGCATGGGTTGCGATTAATCACACATTCATTTCTTTGGTGACAAAAAATGGAACTTCTGTTGCTGGTAGTTCTATAATTCGTGTCCCGACAACAGGGACTTATCAGCTTGCCGTTTCGACATCATCAACGCTTGTTCAATGCAATGCTGGAGATGTTCTTAATGGTTCCGTATTCAATGTTAGGGGTGCATCCACAAATTTAGATCCAGACGCCCTGTATACTTACATCAACATACAGCGAGTAGGATAATTTATGAAAAAAGTAATCATTAAAAACAAAGAAGGACAACAAACTCACGGAGCTGAAATGCTCGATCCTCAAGCGTGGATTGTTGACGGTGTCGCAGGAAACTGGTGGGGCAAGCCAGAGCGGTGGGTTCTCCACAAGGACGAGCCGATGGCCGAAGGCTACGACGAGGCCGACGTTCTCGAAGAGCGCATCGTCGAGGATTATCCTGCGATTGACGCTGTTATGGATGACGCCGGAGCAATTGTTCAGGAAGCGATCCCTGCTAGGACGCATCGCGAGGTAAAGCTCCGCGCCGAGTACACCGTTGAAGTCGTGGACATTACAGAGGCCGTGGCGCTGGAGAAGCTGTCGACTGAAGCTCTGCGCTACCTCGAGAGCACGGACTGGTATATCATCAGGGAATTAGACGCCGGGGTCCCTTGCCCGGTGGAAGTCAAACAAGCCAGGGCAGAAGCCCGGTCGAAGGTGGTGAGATAAGATGGCAACGTATTCAAACAACACGACGATTAAAATCGGGAGCACGGTCACATTTTACAGAAACGTGTTTGCCACTAACGTATCCGACTCCTACACCGTTCCGGCGAATTGCTATCTGGTTGTACACTTTGCGGCATTTGGTGGGAGTTCTGGTGGATCTGCAACGATAACTTATCAATACCCTGGACTTCCTGTTCAAACATTATCTGGTGGGATTCCAACCGATTTTGAATACTCTACAGATACCAGTCCCCCCGGAGTCGTAGCGGCTAATCCTTTTGCTAAAACTTTTCCTGCTGGAACTGTTTTCAGTCTTCAAGCTAACGCCGCTGGAGCTCCGTTTTTTCAGGCATCTTATTCATTCGCCGCTCAACTCTTTCAGAATACGCCATGAATAAGATCGACGGTAAAACCTCCATTCCTGTTTTCGTAATCGGTGCGGCGGTCCCGTCATTCGTTGCCTTTGTTCTCTGGCTCTCCTCGATCAGCTATTCAGCGACAGGAGCCGAGGCCAAGGTCCATGAGCTCGAGAAGAAACAGGAGGCCATGAGTGCACTTCTGTTAAGCGTGAAGGAAGACCTTACGCTAATCAAATACAAGCTAAAGATTGAAGGTGATACAGATGGAAAATAAAGGCGTAAAGGAAACTAAGGAAGCACTGGTCGGATTCATCAAGCTGGCGGCTATGCTGGCTACTGAGTTCAAGGATGGAGTCCAGGCGACCGACATCGCGCCGATCGTGGTTAAGATGCAGTCCGAGCCTCTGAAGTCCGCGCTTTTGGATGCCTATAACGGTATTGAGGAAGTCCCGTCGGAACTGAAAGACGTTAGCCTGGGCGAGGCCCTGAGCCTGGTTCCTGAGCTGATCGACGCTGTCGGAGAGCTGGTCAAGGCGGTGAAGAAATGAACGCGATCCTTTCCGTCATTAAAGCTATCCCCACTGCTCTCTCAATCATCCAGGCTTTTGTCGGTCTGGTTAAGTCTATCCGCGAGATGGCTCACAAGAAGGCCATGGAGGACATGGAAAAGGCTGTCACGAAGTCCGAGGTGAAGGAATCGCTGGACGATGTTTCGCGCAATCCTTGAGCGCGTCCCGTTCCCTCTGACGCTGGCCCTTGCCGGGTGTAACGAAAGCCCGGACGCGAGCCTGTGCGTAATCTATTCCGACGATCCGAAGCCCGTGGTCTTCTGCCAGAACATGAAGACAGGCGAGGCTCGGGAGATGAGCCTTAAAGAATCCCATAAATTCTACGCAATGAGCCCGAAGGACTACGAGACGGTCCGGGCCTGGCATCGCAAGGAGTGCCTGACGAATGAGTGAGCAGATGCCTAAATGGTTAGAGATCGCCAGGAAGGAGCTCGGCCAGGCTGAGATAAAGGGCTCGAAGCATAATCCGCGCATTATCGACTATCACTTCGCCACTAGCTTAAAGGCCACCGAGGATGAGGTCCCGTGGTGCTCTAGCTTCGCGAACTGGTGTCTAAAGCAGGCCATGATAAAGGGCACCGGATCCGCAGCCGCTCGGTCCTGGCTCGACTGGGGTCATAAGATCGAGAAGCCATTGCCTGGTACGATCTGCATCTTCCGCAGGGGGTCAGATCCTAAGTCTGGCCATGTCGGCTTCTACGTGGGCGAGGACGATCACACGATCAGCCTTCTCGGTGGGAACCAGGGCGACCGGGTGTCCGTTGCGAAATACAAGAAAAGCGAGCTCCTGGGTTACAGGTGGCCGTTTCCGGTGCTACCATCTGCCTAGAGTATGGCCTACCAACTAACGACCAGAGCTAAGAGTTTACTGAACCGGACGAACATCGAGCCGAACGTAGTGCTTTGCATCGACGGCTATCAGTTCTGTTTCGGCGCTCAGGTTACTGGCGTCTATGCGTTCATCGGACAGCCCGGTCTCGAGATCGGAAATTTTACGATAGGCGGTCTGGCTCCAGATCCTGACGTGCTCGATTACATCAGCCTAGACGGAACCACGACCAACATCACTCAACAGCTCGACTCAGATAAGGGTGGCTCGAGCTCGACTCAGACCATGAAGATCCGGGTCGTGGACTTCGATCAGACGGTGACGAAACTCATCTCGCCAGGCTACGACGTCGACGACGTGCTTTACCGGGACTGCACGATCTATCTCGGCTTCAAGGATGGCGCCTTCCCGGATGACTACATCGACCTATTTGTCGGTAAGATCCAGATGATCGAGTCCGGCGCTGGCTTCGTCGAGTTCACGATCGCTCACCCGGAGGATCTGAAGCGCTCCGAGGTATATCCTCTGATCGAGACGGAGCTCGACGGTCGTGCTGACTATAAGTCGGCAAAGATCCAAAACCTTTTCTACACTCAGCGCGGGGATGTAAGCGGTACAGTCGAGATCCGCTACCTTCAAACGCCATTCATCGGTGACGTGGCGAACGTGTCCACCTCTGGGAACCTGATCACGGTACAGATCGAGTCGGCTGTCACGAAGCACAAGACGATCAAGAAGGCTATCGAGGCAAGCGTAGACGCTTCCTTGCTGGTTACGGTCAAGTCTGACGGAGACCAGAACGCGGTAGCGCTGGCCCAGGCGATCACGCCTCTCAGTGTCCCGGACACGCTCAAGCTCAAGTCAGTCGAAGGACTTCTTGTCAGTCAGACTCCGCTGGTCCGCACCTTCGTGCGCGTGGACGATGAAATCATCGAATACACCGCGATCGACACGGGATCGAATGAGCTACTCAACTGCACCAGGGCGGCGCTCACCAGCTTCGGATCCGTCCACGAGGACGAGGCTTCGGTCTCTTCCATGTACATGATCGGCGACGGAACGGCTGACTCTAACGCTATTGATCTCGCCCTTCAGATCATGATGTCCAATCCAGAGCAGGCGGTCGTAGAGGCTCAGGGTGATCTTCAGTTCTACAACTTCGGCGGTCTTGATAACTATCCGAATGGCCTGCTCGTTACTGGCGTGGATCTCGTTCGCGAGAAGAACGTCCAGATCGGCGACACAGCCACGATTTACGATTCAGGCATTCCTGGAAACAACGTCAACGCACCGATCGAAGACATCGAGGTGATCGACCTCGGAACGATCCTTTACATCGAGGGCGCTTCTTTCACCACTGAGCCGAGCAGTCCGGCAAAACTTGATATAGCTAGCCAGTATAACGTGCTTCCAGACGGTATCGGAATGAGTCCGAAGCAGGTCGACATAGCCCGGTTTCTAGAGCTCAAGAAGAAGTTTCCATCCATGCTCCCGACATTGCAGATTTACCTTCGCGATACGATGAACGTGAAGGACTTCATCCAAAAAGAGCTATTTATTCCGTCCGGGATGTACGCGCTACCGCGTAAGGGTAAGTCTTCGGTTGGCATCCTGGCCCCACCGCTTTACGAATCTGACTCGAAGATCCTGACTCTCGACAACTTGAAGGATCCGCAGAAGATCAAGACCAGCCGATCGGTAAATAAGTATTTCTATAATGCTGTCGTGACGAAGTACAACGAAGACTCAGTACAGGCTGATAAGTATCTGAATCAGAATATCGTCCTCTCTGCTCTCTCGACTTCAAGGGTAAAGGCTCCGACTAGGCCGCTGACCGTGATCGCCAGGGGAGTTCGTCCTGGTGGGGTGAATGAAGAGATCATCCGAAGGAACTCGAAGCGGTATCTCGATCGCTACCAGTTCGGAGCGGAATGGATCCCAGTCGAGCCTGACTTCAAGACTGGCTTCGGAGTCGAGATCGGCGATTCGATCGTCTTCGGTGAGCCTGCTCTCCAGGTGTCAGACACCTCGAGCGGTACCAGGGACTTCCGTCCTCGCGTGTTCGAGGTGGTGAACAAGGACTTCGACTGGCGTGCTGGCCGGGTAAGGCTCCAGATCGTGGATACCAACTACTCGACAGGCGTTCGCTACGGAACCTGGGCGCCTGCTTCTAACATCGTGGAGAAGGTAGGTCCGAACCAGATTAAGATAACGCCTTCATTCGGTTCTGAGTCGGAGGCTGATAAATGGGCGCCTTACCTGAACCGGACGGTCCGGATCCGGTCCGATGACTTCAGCTCATCGCAGAACGTGAAGCTGGTATCATTCGGCGCTGGTGATTCATTGATCGCTACAGTTAGCCCGGCAATCACTGAGCCTGATCTTACCGGGTTCATTATGGACGTGCCTAACTATGACGACCTCAATCTGACGAACGACGCGATCTATAAATCGCTCTATGCGTTCTGGAATTGTAGTGCTGAGGTATCGGCTACCGTTAACGAAGAAGAGTTCGAGGTCTCCGCTGGCGATCTTCCGAAGTTCTTCGTAGGTGCTACCATCCGGGTCTTCGCTCCTGACTACTCTCAGGACACGAAAGAGATCCAGCTCCGGGTGAAGGAGATCGTCGGGAATACGATCGTACTGAATAGCTCGATGGGATTCTTCCCCTTGCCTGGCTACCGGGTCGAGCTAATTGGCTTTGCGTCCGATGATGGGACGCCTTATGTTTGGGTTTAAGGAAAGGTAAATATCATGGCACAAGTTACACCGATCAAGCAGCTTATCCTAGTCGAAGAAGTCGAGACCGGGGCATCCGCATCCGAGGCGACCATGACGAAGATCGCCGGATCCGTAAATCATGCGGTGACGAATCAGTTTATGAGCTGTGCCTTTAACCTGCACGGTCCCTACTGGATTACGCCAGTGCCAGACTCGAACGTGGACATCGAATGGATCGCTCCGTGCGCGATGGAGATCGTGAAGATCCACTTTTACCATAAGCAAGCCGGGGCGTCCGGGACATGCGAGGTGGACGTCCTGAAGTTTCCTCTGGCCGGGGGCTCAAGCTCGATCTTCTCCACCAGGCCAGCCATCTCCTTCTCGGCTGGAAACGGTGTCCGGGTTATCACGGACTATTCCGGGACGACTCCGACCGACGTGAACCTTCCGGCTGGCTGTACCGCGCCCAGGCTCTCGAGCGTTACGGTCGCCGCGAACGACGTTCTAAAGATCAGCTTCATCCAGAAGCAGGCCTCGAACGCTGAAGGCGTAGGGCTCCACCTCATCATGCGCCCCGTTTGACCTATAAAGGCCCTGGCTGTCGATTTAAGCGCGTTTTATTGCCTGGCCTATGGGTATGGTGCTACCTCAATCTAAAGCGCCTATAAACGATTTTAGAGCGTGCCTAGGTTTTAGCTTTGATTTTGACGGTGCCTGGGGTACGAAAGCAAACGGCCCGACTTTAGCGAGTCGAGCCGTCTTTGGCAATTAGTGCCGGAGAGTTAGCAACTGAGTAGGAGTTGCCTCTGAAGTGTGTACCACTCAAGGCCTCCTGACGCAACAAAAAGGGGGCATCATGAGCGACAGCATCAGCATTAAATTTAAGAACTGGGATAAGTACAACAAACGCCAGAAGGACATCAAGCGCCCTTACTGGTTCGCCATGTCGAACGAGATTTTTCTCGATCCGTTCTATTCCGAGCTTACCGATCAGGAGCGCCAGGCGTTCATCTGGCTCCTGTGCGAAGCGTCCCGGCAAAACAAGTACGGCGAGGTCGAAATCTCGAAAAGACTTTTCCACCAAATCACCGGATATAAATGCTCGGTCTTAGACGCTACAATTCATAAGTTATTGAAATCAGGGCGCGCGGCAGGATCCCGGCAGGATGGCGGCAGGATCGCGACCGCTACAAGACAAGACAAGACAGAACAAGACAGGACAGAACAGGACATTACGTTAGGCGCGAGCGAACAAAATTCGCTCTCGCATCCGGAGGCTTTCGCAGAGCTTCATGGATTCTTTCTTGAGAGGGGGGTAAAGCCTGAGATCACTCTGGCCTGGGAGCAAACATTCCCGGAATCGTCGTGGGTCATCCAGGAAGTCAGGAAGGCGATCGCCTGGGAAACAGCGAACACCTCTCGCAGGAAAATAAACTTCGGGCGGTTCATGACGAACTGGCTTAACAAGGGGTGGGACTCGAGACGGAACACCGGGTCGCCACAGAACTACGCCGAGCGTCGGTTCGAGAATAACAAAAGCGCTCTTGAGATTGCGCTGGCGAGGGAGGCCGCTAAAAATGAAAAGTGAGATCATGAAATTGGTTTTTACCCTGGGCGAATACTACGACAAGCGGCTCACTCCAGAGCAGCTCGAGATGTACTCTCAGGATCTGTCGGTCCTCTCGCCAGAAGAACTCCGCGAGGCGATCCTGAAATACCGAGCCGACGGTAGGAACGATCGCTTTCCTCTCCCGGCGAAACTGATCTCGATCATCAGGCCAGTCGAAACGGAGCTCGATCTCGGGAACGACGTGGCGTCTAGGATCATCGGCGCTGTCTCAAAATTCGGATCATACCGGGGCGCTGAAGCCAGGGCCTACATCGGGGAGATCGGCTGGGAGTGCGTGAAGCGCTTCGGAGGATGGGTCACGATCTGCTCCGAGCTGACTGACGACACGAAGACGTCGATTTTTGCACAGCTCCGGGGCCTTGCTCAGACGGTCGCGAAGAAGGGCGCGAATGGGACGCTCGACGTCGCGCCTGATTTCAAGAAGGAGATCGGGACGGAGCAGGTGCGAGCACTCATCGCAGGATTTTCTTCTAAGGGTAGCGACTAGGTAATCAGTTTTAATAATTAACCTACTACGATCTTCTGCGATATTGTCCGGCCATGAACAACACGAAGCTAGATAACGAAAAGATTGAACAGGTTAAGGCTATGCTGAAAGATCCACTCGTCGCTCAGGCCTGGCACATTTACTACGCCATGGAGTACAGCAAAGGGTGGAACTCGAAGTCATTCCTCATCGCCAGGGAGCGGGCATGGAAGAACTACTGCCACTATCGGGATCTCTATCTCGGTATCAAGGTGGCCGAACTGGACGCTAAACTAAACTGAAAGGAACTAGAAACATGGAAAACAAAATCAAGCTAAGTGGAAAAGCGCTTTACGTGAAGGAGCGCACAGCGAAGACCGGGATGATCATCACCAACTTCATGGTCGAGTGCCAGAACGCAGAAGGCTACACATCGAAGATCCCGGTGACTGGCTTCGGCATCAACACGAAGATCGTCGACGGAGACCAGGTCACTGTTTTCGGAAGCCTTCGGAATGCCATGATCAAGAATCCAGATCCAGCCGCGAAGAAGGACTTCAGGCTCGAGGCGATCGCTGACCGGATCGACGTCCTGACTTCAGACATTCCGTTCTAATCTTTTCCAGCACCGTGTTAGCCGAGCGGTTAATGATCGGCCAACTTTTACAGCATCATGGGAGACTCTCAATGTTCGACGAATACACAGAGGGATTTAACGCAGGTTTTGATTTCGCTCACACTGGCCCGGCTCTTAGGAAGCTTGAGACCGAGGCCGAGGAACGCGGATTCCGTAAGGCCGTGACCGATCGCGATTATCTCAGGATCCACCGCCAGCGGATGGAGATCATTCTGGACCAGGTGGAAGATCAGACTTTCGGCGTGGTGCTGAAGGCGTTCTCCGAGTTCGGGCTTTTCAATTCCGACATGAACCACTCAAATAAAGGCGGGGCGATCCATGAATGGCTTCGCGTGAACCGAGATCGGATCCTGGCCAGTGGGTATCCTGTGCGAATCAAGGCAGAAGGCGCGGAGTGATTCAGTGAACACCAAGCAAAAGCCATTGTGCGTCTACGTAATGAAACGAAACGGGAAGCCATACCGCTGGATGGTTCGCACCGTAGTTAGAGGCGAGCCTGTTTATCTCGGCTGTTATGAAACCAGGGAAAAGGCTATCGAAGCCTGGAACCGATACGCTGAGAAGAGCGGAAGACAGCTAACCAACACTGAAACGCTGACAAGCGAAGAGTGATTTAGAATTGCCTGGCATGGTGCTAGGTGATCCCCTCGGCCAGAAACTTAAGGTGATTCTAGGTTGTAGCACTGGCCGGGGGGTTTTCAAATTATGGATACAAACACAACTATCGAACTGTTCTGGATTTTCTTTTTTTCTGGTGGATCATTCGCGCTCGGTGCGATGCTGGTCGCCTGTGGCCTGCGATGGGTCGGGGAGGTTTTATGCAAAAAGTGAAACACGCGCCATCATGCCTCGGCTTTATCTGCACCTGTGGAGCTGGCCGGAAATGATGCGGATCCAGTACGAGAAGATAATCCAGGAGACCTATAAGGCTATCGACCTGGAGCTCGAGATGGACACCGAAGAAGGCCGAGCGGTATTCGTTGCCATGTCCCAGGCGCTATTCGGCGAGCTCATGAAGGGAAAGCCGAAACACGCTTGCGCTATTCCATCCAAGGCTCCACCATCTGATCGTGGCCAAGGCAAAACCAAAACCTAAAACCGATACGATCATCAAGGGACTAACCGAGGCCGTTAATCGTGACATGATCGCCCAGGTAAAGCGCGAAGCATACGAGCGCGGTAAGGCCGAAGGATTCCAGTTAGCCATCGCCCTGGTCGACGAAGAAGTCGGAGAGTGCTCCTGTCGCATGGAGGACTCCATGCTGGTCATCTGTTCATCATGCCAGTCTGAGCCTGTCCTGACCTTTTTGCTCGAGATGAAAAGGCACATTTTCTAAGCCTGATCTCATTAGGTTTAATAATTACCTGGCTGTATATTTCGATGGTAAACCTATCCCATCAATAACAAACGACCGAAGCGAGGCGGTCTAACTATGTATATCTCATTCTCTGATTATCGTGCGTTGCCTGGTATCAATGCTAGCCTTCTCAAGGCCTGCGCTAACGGGCTCTGGTCTGGTTGGCAGTCGCTCCACGTCGAGCGCGAGCCATCCGACGCGATGAAGTTTGGCACGGCTTTGCACGCCTACTTTCTCGAAGCCAATCGGTTCAGCGACCTGGTGGCAGTAAGCCAGAAGTTCGACCGTCGCACCAAGGCCGGGAAGGAAGCCTCCGAAGCGTTCGAGGCCCAGGCTAACGGCAAGACCGTGATCAGCGAGGAAGAGCTCGAGCAGATCAAGCGGATGCATCGTCGCGCCGCCGAGATCCTGGAGTTCTCATCCCTGCTCGGGACAGGCCTCAAGGAGTTCACAATCTCAGGCGATATGCCATCAGGCAGAATCAAGGGTCGGCTCGATCTCATGGCCGAGGACGGAAGCGTTATCGTGGACATAAAGACCACTCGGTCGGCTGATCCTGCTCTGTTCGCGAAAGACTTCCTGAACCTGCACTATGACGTCCAGTTCCTCCACTACGCGAACCTGGCCCGGATTCATAACCAGAAGCTGGCTAGCATTCCGAAGATGCTGGTCCTGGCCTGCGAGACGGGATCCGGCGAGGTGGCGCTGTACGACGTGACGGAGATCAGCACACGGGAAAAGGCGGTCGAGAAGTACTGGCGCGCCTTCGACACGGCTCTGGAGCTCGAGCGTACGCCAGAGTGCCCGGACAAGTTTCCGCGCTTTGCTGTAACACTGAACGCACCTAGCTGGGCATGAAGGAGGCGACCATGAAGAACATCGTGAAGGCATTACTTGAAGCACAGAAGAAGATCGAGAACGCTCGGAAGAACGCGAACAATCCACACTTCAAAAGCAGGTACGCAACGCTTGAGGCTGTCCTGGATGCGGTGAAGGTTGAGCTGAACCAGAACGGGATCGTCATCGCTCAGACCTGTGGCAAGGATCCAGAGGGCCACTTCGTCGAGACTAAGCTGATCCACGAATCTGGCGAGCAGATCGAGAGCAGGATTTACCTGGTCCTCGAACGCCAGACCATGCAGGGCTTCGGGTCCGCGCTCACCTACGGGCGCAGGCTAGGCCTCGCTTCCTTGGTGGCACTCGGAGCCGAGGAGGATGACGACGCAAACAGGGCCGAGCGTGAAGCGCCTAAGCCAGTCCAGGCAAGGCCAGCGCAAAGGCCGATCCAGCAGAAGGCCTCCGGTCCTTCGTGGGATGATTTCAACAGATAGCGCCAGCAGGCCAGGGAATAGCCTGCTACTCTCGCGGCGCTGGTCGGGGCGGTTGACTTCGGTTGACCGCCCTGATTTACTTCAGCCTATGTCAACACAGCCGGAAAAGCTCATCGAGAACCAGATCCTCACTTACCTTTTCAAGCGCGGTATCTTCGCTTGGAAGAATCAGTCGGTCGGGATTTACGATCCAGTAAAGCGGATCTATCGGAAGAATAATAATCCGTTCCACATCAAGGGAGTCTCGGACATTCTAGGCATCCTTCCCGGTGGTCGGATCCTGGCTATCGAAGTCAAGACCGAGAAGGGTCGCGTGAGCCCAGAGCAACAGTTTTTTATTCAGAAAATAAATGATCGAGGGGGTCTTGCATTCGTGGCCCGGTCGATATACGACGTAGAAAAGGAACTCGCTAACCATGACTCAGGCAATACTTCAGGCCCTTGATTCGAACGATCCGCTCGTCGCTGTGGGCTTCATGATCTTCGTGTTCTTCATGCTCGTCTTCGGCCTGGTCACACTGATCGGCCTGTTCTTAATCGCATCCGACAGGAGCCACCGCCATGATCGCCATCGCTAAAAAGATTATCAACTTCCTCGACAGCCTACTGTCTAGGTTCCTCGCAACGCTCACGGACTCCCCCCAGACCGTGGGCGCTGCAAGGAGAACTAAAACCAACAAAAGAAAGGGAAAGAAAATGCCACTGAAAAAAGGATACTCCGATAAAACGATCTCTAAAAACATCAAGACCGAGATGAAGGCAGGCAAGCCTCAGAAGCAAGCCGTTGCCATCGCGCTCTCCGTTGCCAAGAAGGCGAAGAAAGCCGCGACCAAAAAGAAGAAATAAGTTTCGTCGGCTCCCATCCGATGAGCGAGGCCAGGACCAACGCCATGCGCGTTCCTTTCAATGGTTCTGGCCTTTTCTTTTCTTCGGGCTATGCTGTCAGAAGGATGGGGGTGATCGAGCGTGGTGTTTTATTGCGAGGAATGCGGAATGACGAAGACGGGCGACCAGGTGATTCGTAAGATTTACACCTGGGTATGCGCGGACTGTCGCTCGATCCTGATGGTGGTATCTGATGAACGGAAGAAGAGCCTTAACTAATCACTCCCAAGGAAGCCTGAAGTCCTCGCTCGGCACACTCATCGGGACCATGAAGCTCGTTTTCCTGACTTTGTTAACCTTCTTCGGCGCCATGATTTTCTTATCCGACAGCCTCTCCTGATCCATGAGATCACCGCACCAGCATCGCCTTTGCTTCACGATCCACATCCCGGAGTCATACCCGGCTGCGGTCCTACAATAGGTTTTACACTCGGCGTCCCGGATCTGGTCTAGGCTAAAGCATACCGCGACGAGCAGTACAAGCGCCTGGGCTACCGATCTCACTTCTTCCGCTCCCGGTAGTAAGCCAGGAGCCGATCAGCGTCCTTGATCATCGTGCGACCGTATTTCCCGAACAGCTCGGCGAACCACTCCTCGACCTGGTCGTCGTCTAGCTGGAGCTCATGAAACGAGAGCTCGTGCTGATAGGCATGGATCAGCTCGTGGAGGATCGTCTCCGAGTTCATGCTAGAGCGCCTGATGTGGATCTTCCGATCTTCCAGCATGGCGATCCCGTGCGTCTCACCAAAGCGAGCGTTATGGATTTTGTCCGTGCGAACGGTGATCTTCCACTTTTTATTCACTACCTTCACGACCATAAAGACCTCCTCAGAAGCTGATAAAGCGCGGACCGTATTCGTCGATGAGACCGATCCCTGTCGTCCAGTTATGGATCCGTTGCGGACGGTAGGAGAGGGCTTTCGAATATGGGTCGCCGATGAAGCCAGCGTTAAGCTCCCAGAAGGTCTCGCCATTATAGCTCCGATAGTTAACCCCGCCACGGTGAGAGTGACCGCACACGACATTACACTGGTTAAAATCACGGTGCGCGCCCAGCTTTGAATAGTGGCCGTGGATGAACAGGATTCCGTTAATGTAGAGTTCCTCGGTCGGGTCATGGATGGTTGTCACTCCTTCGAATGTCATTCTCGAGCGGATAGCCTGGGCGATCAGGTGCTCGCCCTCCGGGCACTTCTCGACGATGCGCTTGAGGATCCTGGCGTCATGGTTGCCCATGAGCTGAAAGCATTTCGCCTTCGGCGCTACTTGCTGGAGCGTCTTCCAGAAGTCCTCGGCCATCTCCCTAGACAGATCATCCTCAGCCTTCGGCGTGTAGGTGTTAAGCGACCTGGCGAATTTCGAGGCAGAATACTGGTCGGTCAGATCACCTACCTGGACGATCACGTCCGGCTGTTCCTTCTGGGCGAAGGCGTAGACCATCGAGAGCGCGTTCAGGTTCACGAATGGCAAGTGCATATCGCCCACGACCATGATCTTCTCGGCGTGGTTAAGCCTGACGACGTTCCTGTGCTCCTGAGAGTAGACGATCTCTTTGATCTTCTCCGGGTCGTCGATTGCCGGGAATGGATCTTTTTTCTTCGGCTCTTCCTTTTCCTTCTCCACCAGGCCAGCCGCCCGGAGAGCATTGTCCCAAGTGCCGAACAGGATCCCGACCGGGATGCGCGGAAAGATCGCTTGAAAGTCCGAGATCATCGGGACGCGCCCCAACTCATGCGCGAGCTCCTTCAGCTTTACGACCACGTAGTGCTTCTGGTCCATGCGTGTTCCCCCGTTCATAGGGTAAGGGGATCACTGGGAAAAAAAAGCCTACTCTCACGGCGCGGTGCGGTAATGCGTTCGGCTTTGATTCCTGACGTGGATGGTCTAACACTGGAGAGAGAGGCCCCGGTGGGGCTAACTGGACCGTCCAGTGGAGGAACAGAACGCTATGAACATTCCCGAGATCCATTGTCGATACGACCGGATGATTCCCATCCATGAGCTGAAGGATCACCCGAAGAACCGAAACAAGCACTCAGACGAGCAGATCGAGCGTCTGGCGAAGCTCTACGAGTACCACGGGATCAGACACCCGATCATTATCTCCGAGCTCTCTGGCTGTATCGTAGCAGGCCACGGACGGAAGCTGGCAGGGAAGAAGGCAGGATTTGACTCGATGCCTGTGGTCTACCAGAAGTTCGCGGATGAAACAGCCGAGTATGCGTTCATCCAAGCGGACAACGCGATCGCATCTTGGGCCGAGCTCGACCTGGCTGGGATCAACGCGGATCTGCCAGACCTGGGCCCGGACTTCGATCTCGAGATGCTAGGACTCAAGGACTTCACTCTCGATCTGTCGGAGGTAGACCAGAAGCAGGCCCAGAAGGACGAGGACCAGTCTCTCGTGAGATGCCCGAAGTGCTACGAGGTGTTTGATTCGAAACTAAACGAAGTGATCGAGGGACCGAATGGCCAGGCCTGAACTTGAGATCGACGGGAACCTGGTTGAGAAGCTGGCCTCCATCGGATGCAAGACGACCGAGATCGCTGACTTCGTCGGATGCTCAACCGATACGCTCGACCGACGTTTCGCGGAACAATTAGCAAAAGGCCGGGCATCGTTAAAAATGTCCCTTCGGCGCTGGCAACTGGACGCCGCTCGGAAGGGTAACGCCTCCATGCTGATCTGGCTCGGGAAGCAACTCCTCGGACAGAAGGACACGATCGACATCGCAAGCGATGGCGCGATCAAGATCAACATGAATTACGAGCGCAAAAAGAAGGAATGAGTGAAACAGTCGAACAATACTCAAAGCCATACTTCAGCGACTTTAACCCGCGAGTTATTCCGTATCAGTCTGATGTCGTCGATTTTCTTGATGACTGGGATTTCGGACGAGGTACGCCAGAGATTCTCCTTTCTGGCAGTTATGGATCCGCAAAGTCTATCCTTATGGCTCATCTGGCCGTCCGTCATTGCGTCGAGAATCCCGGAGCGCGAGTCTGTCTAGCGCGTAAGGCGTTGCCGGATCTGAAAGATACGATCTTCAAGGAGATCCTCGAGCACATCACGGAAGACTTCGTCGAGGGTAAGCACTACCGGGTGAACCACTCGATCGCTAAGGTTACTTGGTGGAACGGCTCCGAGATCATCTCGAGAAGCTGGTCGGATAAGAAATACAAGAAGGCCCGGTCGCTTAAGCTGTCCATGGTGGTCTTCGAAGAGCTCACCGAGAATAATGAGGACGATAAGGCCGCCTTCGACACGCTGAAGGCCCGTCTTCGCCGGATCCCGGAAGTGAAGGAGAATATCCTGATCGCCGCCACTAACCCGGACGGGCCAGGCCACTGGGTCTATAAGTACTTCTTCGACAGCGACGCCAGGACTCGGAAGGTGTTCAAGTCTGTCACGACTGACAACCCATTCCTGGATCCTGTTTACATCGAGCAACTGAAGCAGGATCTCGCGCCTCGAGAGGCCCAGAGGTACATCTACGGCGAGTGGGTCGAGATCGACCAGGATCGGATCTATTCGGCCTACGACGCCGATAAGAACCATCTGAACACCGCCTACCAGGTGAGGCCCCACCTTCCGATCGTGCTCGCATTCGACTTTAACATAGGCCACGGTAAGCCCATGTCATCGGCGGCTGGCCAGTGGGACGGGAAGGCCTGGCACTGGTTCGACGAGGTCGTGATCCAGGGAGCTCGGACTCAGGACGCTATCGACGCATGGATCGAGAAGGGCATCCTGACGCACCGGGCGAAGATCATCGTCAGGGGCGACGCTTCCGGGCAGGCCAGAGACACGCGGTCCATCGTCTCGGATTACGACATCATCAGGAAAACGCTGGCCAACTCAGGAGCCACATTCGAGATGCAGGTCCCTCGGGAGAATCCTCCTGTAAGGAAGCGCCACAATATCGTAAACGCCTATTGCCAGAACGAGGCTGGCGAACGGCGCTTGTTCGTTTACAAAACGGCTCCCGTGACGCACGATGGGCTAAGGCTGACAGCTCTGAAGAAGTCCGGCGATTACATCGAAGACGACTCAAAGCCTTACCAGCACATCACGACCGCCATCGGCTATGCGGTAGTGTACGAGCATAACTTGCTCGGGACCGTAATGGTCGGAAGCTCAAGGAGATAAAATGCTGAACCTTTTGAACCCTAACGTCCGTAGACAGATCATCGACGAATCCAAGGCAAGCGAGAACGTCGAGCGCAAGAAGGTTAGCTTCGGCCAGTTCGAGATTTTCAAGGACCGGATCCTCCAACAGGTGAAGGCCTACCTCGAGGGATTCTACTCGAAGGATACCATCCAGAACACGCCGATCGTTAGCTCTGTAAACCTGGCTCGCCGGATCGTGAAGAAAGAAGCCAGCCTCTACCGTAAGGCTCCTGTCCGCGAGTTCTATGGCCTCAGCGAAGAGCAGGAGATGGTCGTCCGTCAGGTGTACGCGGACTTAAAGATCGACACGGTCATGATGAAGGCGAACGAATACTTCAAACTCCAGGACCAGACTCATCTCTATCTGATCCCTCGCGCCGGGAAGCTAAAGCTCCAGGCCTTGCTCGCCCATAACATCGACGTGGTCCCATCCTCTCAAGACCAGGAGGAGGGCGAGGTTTACTGTATCAACGGGTTTGACCGTAACCTGGCTAACGTCAAGGTGAGCGAAGACGGCGACAGCATGAACGAGATGATCGCGGATGAAGACGACTACCAAGCTGGCATGAAGGCCATCGCGGTCTGGTCGCCTGTGTTCAATTTTGTTATGGATGAGAACGGAAACATCATGCCATCCGAGAGCTACGAAAACCCGATCGGTGGGGTCGTGCCATTCGTGGACATCAACGGTGGCAAGGATGGCGAGTATTGGGTCCGCTCTGGCGCCGCCCTTACTGACTTCACGATCCAGTTTAACGCAGGCCTGACCGACCTCGGGAACGTGGTCCGCATGCAGGGCTTCGGCCAGGCATGGCTAAAGGCTCCGTCTAACCTGATCCCGAACAACATCCAGATCGGGACTAACTTCGTCCTTCGCTTGCCCATTGATCCGAATAATCCTGTCGAGACCGATTTCGGCTATGCTAACGCGAACCCGGATCTGCAAGGCTCGCTCTCCTACCTCGAGGGCCTCCTGTCTAGCTTCCTAACAAGCCGGGGCGTGGATCCGAAGGTGGTCAATGCTAAGATGGACTCGGTCAAGTACAGCTCTGGATTCGAGCGACTCTTGGCCATGGTCGAGCAGTTCGAGGCCAGCGAGTCCGACATCGCAGCTTTCAAAGATGCTGAGCAAAGGCTGTTTAAGATCATCGTGGCATACCTGAACACCTACGGCGGGACGAGCGTTCTCCCTGGCTACCGGGTCGCTCCGATCTCCGAGGATGCGTTCATGAGCATCAGCTACAAGAAGCCTTCCAGCGTGGTCTCTGAAGCCGAGAAGCTCCAGAACATCCAGCAACGCAAGGAGATGGGCCTCATCACTCAGGTCGAAGCTATCGCCTTGGACCGTGAGATCGAGATGGATGACGCTGAGGAAATCTATCAGCGGATTCAGGAAGAGTCTGGTCGGGAAATGGAAAGAATCGTGCCAGCTAAAGCCCCACCAGCGGCTGAAGTCGAGGACGAGGAAGACGATATGCCAGAAGAGGAAGGCGACGTCGGAGCTGAGGACTGATGGCCGAGCCAGGGATCAAGCTCACGAAAAGCCGAGTCTCTCAGAAGCTCGACTTAAACGAGCTGACTGGCCGGGACATATCATCCGATCCTGTCCTGGTCCGTAAGATCGCCCAGGGTGTGATCGACTACATGGTCGACCGGGCCAAGGAAGGACGAGGCCTGGGCCGTAAGGATCTGAAGAGTCCATATTCGAAATCCTACGCTAACAGCCTGTCCTTCAAGGCAGCAGGCAAGAGCCGGAACCAGGTGAACATGACGCTCACCGGGGACATGCTCCGCTCGATCGACATCCTCGAGGAAGACGGAGCCTCGGTCGTGATCGGCATCGACGACGAGGTGGACGCACCGAAGGCCTACGGACATCAGACCGGATTTGAGGGCCATCCTACGATACCCAACGGGAAGTATAAGCGTCCCTTCTTCGGTGTTACTAGCGACGAAGTAAAGCGCGAGGTCTTGCCGAAGTTCAAGGCCGAGATCGAGTCTAGCGCAGGATCCAGGACGATAAGCTCACTCGATAGCCAGGAGACCGCGATCTCGTTCATCCAGGGCCTTCGCAGGCTAGGCCAGCTATTCGAGGTCATCGAGTGAAGCTAAAGGTGAACCAGAAAAGCATCGACAGGCTCGAGCAGGAAACGAAGGACCGCCTTAATCGAATTCTATCGAATCGCGAGATGCTAAACGAGGTGGGGACTCTGGCTACTGAGCTCCTAAAGTTCACATCCAGGAAGGGAACGTCGCCCCAGACTGGCGAAAAGTTTAAGCCATTATCGAAGGGATGGATCAAGAAGCGCGATAAGATCGCCGAGTCCACACGCACTCACCAGGCCTATTCGAAGCGCAGGTCTAACCTCACGCTGACCGGGCAACTGATGGACGCGATCAATCATTCCGTGATCGGTCGGACGATCAGGATCACTATCGACGGGATCCATGAGCCATATAAGATGAAGACGCGCAACGGGCTTTCAACTGTCGGAAAGCGCATAAGAAACTCAGACCTAGCGCGATACGTCGCAGAGGCTGGGAGATCGTTCTTCGGCTTCAGTAAGGCGCTCGAGGAAAAGCTCCTGGCTCAGGCTAAAAAGATTGTAATCCGCTATATTCGTCGTAATATCTGACTAATACTTGAAAACCATAGGAGGATAATCAAGAATGGAAGAAATGAACGGGGCCAGTGGCCACCAAGTCGAAGGCAGTGCCGGAAGCAAGGACAGTTCAAGCGACAGCGTGAAGTATGAAACCTATTCGCGCGCGATCGGGGAAATCAAAGCCCTGAAAGCAAAGCTGAATGAGTTTCAGGCTAAGGAACACGAACGCGAGCAGAAGGTATTAGCGGAGCAGGGCAAGTATAAGGAAGCCCTGGAGGGTGTCTGGAAATCCAAGCGGGAGATCGAAGAAGCACTCAAGGCCAAGGACGCCGCCTATGCTAAGACCATCTTCCAGAAGGAGGTTAAGCAATTAGCCCTCACCATGGGAGCGCGTAAGGAAGCCTTGGATGACATCGTGAAGGTAGGCGACTGGTCCAGCGTTGAGATCGACGAAAGTTTCAATCTTAACACTGAACAGCTAAAGACTCAGCTCGCTAACCTTGCAAAGTCAAAGCCTTACTTCTTCGCGACTGGAGCACAGAAGCCGGGTGATGTTCACTTATCGGCTGGGACGTTCTCTGGAGAGAAGCCTGTAAAGGAACTCACCAAAGACGAATTGATTGAGAAACTGAAAACCCTGAAACCATAAAGGAAACATTATGCCTGACGTCATTACTGGGAATACCCAACTAGTCGCAACCAAGAACGATCTAATCACTAGCCTCGTCCAGAAGGAACTCAAGTTCCGGGCGAAGCTCCTCGCTACTGTCAGTGACCTCTCCAGCTACGCTGGCAAAGGAATGAAGTCGATCAGCTTCCCTAAGCTGTCCAGCTTCACCGTTGAAAACCGCGCCTCTGCTGTTCCTGGAACCATCCAGGCTCTTAGCGCTACCACTGACAAGCTCGACCTCAACCTGAACGCTTACGTGTCTTGGTTGATCGACAGCTCTGATGAGATCCAGTCCTCTATGGACGTTCAGATCGAGAACGCTCTCCGCGCTGCTTCCGCACACGGTCGCTATGTCGACGAGCAGATCATCGCTGTCCTCGAAGCTGGTGCTGGCCTCGATGTGGGCGCTGCTCCTCTCACTGCTGACTTGATCCTGGATGCTCGCGAACAGCTCCTCAAGTCCTTCGCTGATCCTTCCGCTTGCGTTATGCTCATCGGACCGGACCAGGAGAAGGCCATGCTGAAGATCGCTGAGTTCGTGCGCGCCGATTACTACGGCTCGTCCAACATCCCAAGCGGTCAGATCGGAACCGTCTACGGAATGCCTGTAATGGTTCACCAGGGCGTCGCCGCTGGTAAGGGCTACTGGTACTCCAAGGACTCCGTTGGTATCGCTTTCCAGAAGGCTCCTTCGATGGCTGAACAAGCTGCTATCGAGTACGGAACCGCAGCGAAGAAGGTCGCTATCGACCAGCTCTTCGGTGTTAAAGCTCTCCAGACTGGCGAGCTCGGTGCTGCTTCTGGCAAGTCGCCTTTGATCGTGAAAATCTAATAAGCTAACGGAATGGGACGGGATACGCTTCCGACAGCCATTCCGAATTTCATCACCGCCGGGAGCCCGATGGGCCTCCGGCGGTCGATGCTTATGAACAATGCAAGGATGGGCGCTCATGTCAGGTATTTCGACATCGGGCAAGTCACGCTGAACGGACGCCTGGTCTGGATCGCGTGGTTCTACGAGGACTTCGATCCTCAGAAGATTAAAGAACTGGAGACAGCTAAATGAGCATCCCAGGATCAGTCTTAGACCGCGAGCTAAAGAAATTCGTCGAAAGCCCCACCAGGCCTAACGAGACAGCTATCGAGGTAACTGGAACGGTCGGAGCTCCAGAGAGGACCACTCTCGTCGACGTGGTATCCTCGTCGCTGGTTTACCTGGGCGAAGCTGTGCCAGGCTCGTTAGACTCAGAAGCCAAGTGGCTTATCAAAAAGATCGTAATCTCTGGTGGGGCCATCTCGATCAAGCTCGCGAATGGATCGTCGTCGGCCAATCAGGTCTGGAACGATAGGGGGACGCTGACTTATGTCTGATTTTAAGATCGTAAAGCTACTCGATCCGATCCAGCTAAACGTAAACATCAACCCCACCGGGGCGTATAACTCTGGAACCCAATACCAGATCGGCGACTCGGTCTCCTATCAGAACAGCTCTTACATCTGTATCCAGCCTTCTCTGGGCAACGCTCCAACCAACACGACTTACTGGCAACTGCTCGCGTCTGCTTCTACTTACAAGCTGACCACGACAGCCAGGAACAGCACCGGGGCGACCATTCCAGCCGGGTCTGTTGTTTACTTCTCAGGCGCTACCGGGAACCTTCCGCTCCTGGCCCTGTCCCAGGCTCACACAGAGATCACCTCGACGAAGACGATCGGGATCACAGCCGAGTCGATCGCGAATAACGCAGCCGGAAGCGTGGTCGTCTTCGGCCTAGCTGAGAGCCTGAATACCAGCGCCTTCCCTGACGGATCTTCGCTCTGGCTGTCTCCTACGGTCCCTGGTGGCATGACTACCGTTAAGCCATCGGCGCCGGATCACATGGTCTTTATCGGCTTTGTTACTCGGTCGCATCCAACTCAGGGGACGATCGAGGTAAAGGTCCAGAACGGATTTGAGCTCCAGGAGCTCCATAACGTCGCGATCTCGTCCGTGGCAGATCATCAGGTGCTGAAGTATGACGCGACCACTACGCTCTGGAAGAACGCTCCAGCCTTATCTACATCGGCTCCGCTATCCTATACGCTGGCGACCGATTCGCTCTCGATCGCCCAGGCTAACACCACGACGGACGGGTATCTCTCAAGCTCTGACTGGAACACGTTTAACGGGAAGCAACCAGCTGGATCCTACATCACCGCGCTGACCGGGGACGTTACCGCTTCGGGACCAGGATCGGCTTCGGCTACACTTGCCAACACTGGCGTCACAGCGGGCTCATATTCAAATCCTGTGATCGACGTAGACGCTAAGGGTAGGGTGACGTCCATCTCAAGCGGAACTGCTGTAATCACCTCCCACAGCCTTTTAACGGGCCTCAGTAACGACGACCATACTCAGTACCATAACGATACTAGGGGCGACCTGCGCTACTACCAGAAGAGCGAGATCAATTCCCAATTCCTAAAGGCTAACGCTAGATACGTTCATCCAACCGACGGGAGCGACACTACCGGAAACGGGAGCTATGGGAAGCCTTACCAGACCGTAGCTAAGGCGCTATTGGGCGCTACTGCGAACACGGTGGTTAACCTGTTCCCCGGCCTTTATGGCGAGCCAGCTATCGCGTTACCGGACCAGGTGACGATTATCGGGACCTCATCAGGTACGTGCGAGATAACTAATGGCTTCACGCACACCACGTCGAGCGGAGCTCCTGTTAGCCTGGTTATCTATAACGTGAACTATAACTCACTGACCGCTAACTACGGCGCGGCGCTGAATGGGACCGTTACGATCAAGGGATGTGTAGGATCTATTTCCAGAAGCGACACGAACGCTAACGTCCTGGTATCTGTTACCGAGTCAACCGTCCTTACTTCTACCTTGGCAGGTGGATCGAACATAATCAGCGAGGCTCTAGTCCTTGGAGTTCTTAGCATATCCGCAGGACTTCTATCACTTGAGAACTCCAGGATCATCTCGACGATTCAAGCCAGCGCTACGGCCACAGTAAAAACAAGCGACTGCCTGCTTTTCTCTGCTCCGGTATTCGTTAACGGTACGACGGCGGGGCCTAACGTCCCGACGTGGCAGGTCGACCTAGCGACCGACGTGGCTGGTGGATCCTCCGGGACGATCACGAAGGTCTATCTGGCGAACATTCCAGCGGCGCTTGGATATACTCCCGCAACTTACTTGCAGACGGTGGTATCGGCGATTATTTTCGGATAAGGTGAAACTATGAAAATCATTCTTCCAGCCTCTAACTACACATTCACGCCGAGCCTGAACCGGGTAGACTTTAGCCCGATGGGAGCTAACTTCGACTCGAAGCGACTCCTGGCGATCATTGACGTTAAGACTGGAAAGACGATATACGCGACCGGGTCTTCAACAGCCGGGCTCGGTGGGACGTTCTCGGGAAACCTTTTAACCTATGCTTCGAGCAACGCGGGCCAGCTTGCATCGGATCCTCTCCAGATATTCTACGACGACGAGTTCGCGATCCAGCAAGTAGGTGGATCGGTATCCATCTCTGGCCCTGTATCGGTATCGACTCCTGTCCAGGTAGAGGGCGGGATCGGCTCGGCTCATTCTGTGGCTACTGCCATCCATGATGGCTCTGGAACCTTCCCGATCCTCTCGACGCCTGATCCACTGACTGGCCGAGATGGGCTCGACATTAACCTCCAAAGCTCGAGCTATGGCGGTCTGCTGAATAATCCGCTTCCACTCCCTTATCAGAACCAGGCGCTCAGCGTTGGATTCATCAACGGAGGTGATCTGGTAGCGCCAGCGCTCGATCCGGTGACTAACGAGCTCATGGTCAAGTCTACTCCAGTGGGCACAACTGAAGTAAATATCGCTAGCACGACCGCACCGATTCAGGTCGACCTGGTATCTAACTCGGCTGGCGCGATTGAGACTAATCTTAACTTGGGCGGTGTATCGGCCACAACTGGCCTCGGAGCGGTAGACTCTGCAACGCTTCGGACGTCGTCTAACATTTCATATGCTGGCATTTCGGCGGCTACTGGAGCGGGCGCGACAACAGCAGGCACTCAGCGCGTGGTGCTCGCTAACGACGCGACCGTAAGCACCGACGTTGCTCGGTTCGGTGGTACTGCTACCAGCTTAGGACAGAAGGCTTCCTCGGCTTCCATTCCGGTGGTTCTGTCTTCAGATGACATCGTCTCCATCGAGCGGAATGAAGTCTATCTCACTGGCGCACCAACTAACACGCTTAGCAATAACTTGCTGAACGCAGTGGCTGGGCCTAACTCGCAAGACTTCGCAGGATTTAGGAGCGCCGCTGTTCAGGTGGTATCTTCGACAGCATCTGGCGCGTTTATCTTCGAGCACTCGGCAGATAACATCAACTTCCAAAACTTGCCAGTTTTCAGGACTGACTCGTCTTCTCCTAACGCCATCCTTGGAGCTATTGCAGCGACAGCTGGTTCATTCGTTTACCAGTTTCCTATCGTCTCGAGGTACGTGCGTCTCAGGGTATCGACCGCACTCGGAGCGAACGTCCAGGCATTTACCAGGGTAACGGCTGACCCATTCGTGCCCCAAGTGGTGCAGGTTATCAACTCAACTGCGGCAAACTTAAACGCCACTGTGGGCGGATCACTTACTTCTGTCGGTACTGTTACCACTCTTACAACTTGCTCCACCGTTTCCTCTGTAACCTCAGCGGCTCTGTCTGCTACGACGGTGACCGATATTGCATCGGCTGCCATCACCACTACACAGACGTCTGCAAACATCGTAACAGGAAACCAGCAAAGCATGTCCTTCCAGGTGGGTGTAACCGCTGTATCTGGAACGAACCCGACTCTCGACGTAGTGGTCCAGGAGACATTCGACGGAACAAATTACTACGACATTTACCATTTTCCTAGAATCACAGCTATCGGACAGTATCAATCGCCACAGATGCGAATCACCGGGGCGGGCATCAGATACGTTAGAACGGTAGGCGGAGGCACTCCGTCATTTACTAACTCGGTACTGAGACCAGTTCGCCAGGTCGCATCGGATAATTTTCGTAACTTTATCAGCAGGACTATAGATCCCAATACTTTAGGTTCGACGACTGCTTCCTTTGCTGTTGATGGATGCGATCAGTTTCAGCTCGCCGCAACCATGAACGCGGGCGGTACTGCTCCGGTGTTTAAGATGCAAGGATCTGAGGATAATCTTAACTGGTACGATCTTCCATCTATGTCACTTACGGCTGTCGCAGGATCTTCCGCACAGATAGCCGAAACTGGTACGTCGATGCCTAAATTCATCCGAGGCATCGTGGCGACCGCTGGATCCGGTTCTTCTTTGTTTTGCTTGTTCCTAAAGGCAAGGGGTGTGTAATGTTTTCAATCTGGAAAAAAGTTAGCGACGAATCATGGGAGCTTGTCGAGGAGATGATGGACGATCTCGCCCTGGCTCAGAGGCTGTCAGAGCTCAGAACCGACGGGTCAGAATATAGGGCCGAAAAGCGCGACGGATCGTCCGCTTCGGTATTGGAGGAATAAATGCCAGCGAACTATTATCAGGACTTCTTCCTTGATCTAGTAACTCTCGACGCCGACATAGGCGCCGCATATAGTAACGCACAGTCAGAGATGCAGTCTCAGGGAATGCCTACCACTATCTTCCTCGAGCTCATTTTCGCTGATGGTAAAATCTCGAGGCTTCGGGATAATCAGAATATGACCGGGCTTCCAGAGGCTGAACTGCGGAGGCTTTATCCACAGCTCAACGGTCTTTTCAGGAAGGCGTCTCTGGCGCTTTTGATGCCATAAAGGAGGAATGAATGCCAGCTCCAGTAGCAACTCAAACGCAAGAGTCAGTCAGGACAGAAGCTCATTATCTTTCGACTCTGCACCAGGGCGTAATAGCTGCGACAGCGTACGCTAAGGTCGACACGTTTAATATACCAGGATACGGAGCCATGCCCAGCTTCGAATGGGTCTGTCCGACTGGTGATTCTTTCCTGTACGAACAGGGTTCTGGAGAGCTTAGGCTCAGCGGAACGCCATACTCATCTATGGGATCTGGAGAGAAGGAAATCTTCTTCCGATGGCTCAACCATTTCGTTCATAAGTGCATGGTCAAATATAACAAGGAGTACGGACTCTAATGGCATTCGGGAACCTTGAGATCGAAGCAGTGATCCAGACCAGTGATAAGACCAGGCTGAACGCATCTAAGTCGTTCTCTCCAAAGGGAGCAGAGCCGATCGAGGACATTAAGATTAGCCCGGAAGTGGGCCAGCCTCTTGTGTCGGTATTCGGAGCCGGGGCATCTAAAGACTGGTTCCTTGATTGGGAATACTCGAGCGCCGGGACCAAGGTCGTAACGCTTGAGATCACCACGGACACGTCCACATTTACCGTCACGAAGGAGATCCTGGTCGTGACGCCTGAGCAAGATAAGCTCTTCTCGAAGGACTCGGACCTGATCCAGTTCGAGCCTGATCTGTTAAAGTGGCTCCCGGCTGGCAAGAGCACGTATAACAACGTGCACAGGAATGCCCAGGCGTTGATCCTGGACTGGCTCGACTCGATCCGGGTCTGGCGTACTGACGGGACCAAGCTCACAAAAGCGGATCTTTCCCTCACTGATGACTTGAAACAGCTATCGATCTATATGACTCTTGAGCTAATCTTTATGGGTATCTCCAATCAAGTCGACGACGTGTTCCTGAATAAGGCTAGAATGTACGGCCAGAAGGCGCTCCTGGTCCAAGGCCGTGGCCGGATCCAGGCTGATTTCAACGGTAACGGGACGCTGGACTCTAGCGACGCTGCGGACCTTCGATCCTTTACGCTGGTGCGTCGATGAGCATTACAGCGGTCAGGCCTTACGTAACAGCCAGGATGACCGAGCTCGGATACGTTGAGCACACTGATCCATTTAACGACCAGAACATCCCGTCAGCCATTATCGACGGAGCCTTCCACCAGGCCATGCTCGAGATCAGTGGCGTGGAGAAGAATAACGAGGCGCAGGGCGTCGAGATTCCTGTCAGGATTAAGGCTTTCTTCAAGGGCTACCGGACTCCAGAGGAAGCGCTGGATCAGTCGATTATTAAGTCCGAGGAGATCGTTGTGGGGATGCTGAAGGCTGAAAACTTCTTCAACTTCACGCCTGCCATTACTGGGGTCTTCCTTGACTCGATGAGCTTTGAACCCTACGATGAGGAAAGCAACGATAACACGATCCAAGTGGTTTTCGTGTTTCGGTTCAAGGTTTGGATCTGCGTCCAGAACTAAAAACGAAAGCCCAAAGGAGGGGTAATCATGGCCTGCAATTCTAATAAGTATAACCTCGGGATCCGGAATATCATTCTCGGATCTGATCGTCCTCAAAAGTTCTGTATCTTCACAAAGGCCGACGAAGCCAACTCCCTCGACGGGAAGTTCTTCGTAGTGCACGAGCCAGTAACTCAGGCTAAACACTTCTTCTGG